CGAGGCGGAAAATATCCGCCCAAGTAAGACAGGAGAAAAGAAAATGACTACAGAAACACAGACAGAAACGGTTAGCGATATGGCAAAGCGCTTTATTCTAGCCGAGCAATTCGCCACCGAGTGGCTACTAGTGGCAGAAAATGACCAAGAAACCTACACCGAATTAATGCGAGAGGCGCGAGAGGCCGAAGGTATGGTGGCCTTATCGGATAAATTGCGCGAAGAATGGGAAACACTAGCGGAGCAAGTGACCGACCTTGTAAGAGATAAAATCAGCGAGACCGCAGGGCTATTCATCGCTCAAATACTACAGGGGCAGGGCTCTCTACCTTTCGACATCATCGCAAGAGAAACACTACACAATTTAGGGAACTCACTACTTAAGACAGGAGAAAAATAAAATGTTAAACCTACACATAACTAACGACTACGGGTTGGAATTAGATAGTTTCTTAGGGGCTATTTATCTACCTTGGCACAGTATCGCAGGAATTACCCTCGCGGTTGTTGTTCTAAAAATAGTTAGGAGATACAAGCGCAAAAAGTGAGGCAACTCACAGCCCCGCACCCTTTACAGAAGGCGAATTGAGCGAGACAATAACGGGGCACGAGTAAGGCGGGAGAGTCTCGCTTTACTACTTAAGACAGGAGAAAAAGAAAATGGCAACACGAAGCAACATCGGAGCAAGGCAACAAGACGGGACTATCAAGGCGATTTACTGCCATTGGGATGGATATCCCGAAGGAGTAGGCGCAACGCTAGCCGAGCACTACACAGACCCCGACAAGGTAGCGCGACTCTTAGACCTCGGAGGATTCTCTTCACTAGGTAGCACAATAGAGGAGACCTACGCGGGCTCATACGCACAGCGCGGAGAGGTAGGAGAAGAAGCAGAAATCTACAAGGACGAGGACGAATGGAAAACCGTAGCCCTTGATGGTGGGGTTGAGTTCCTTTACCTATTCGAGTTCAACGTATATACAGACGCTCACGAGTGGAATTACTTTTCAGTTTCTCCTCGCTGGGTCAAACTACCAAGTAAAGTTATGGCTTAAGACAGGAGATATGAAAATGAAAGAGCACTATTTTATAGTCAAGTGGAGCAAAGAAAACGGGTGGGAAATTGACCCCGCAACGGAGGAAGTTCGATTCCCTGATGGCACAGTATGGAACGGACAGGAGTGGGAGTTGCCCTATCTAGGAGAGGGAAGATTTAACGATAATAATGACCTAGTAGCAGAGGATTTACAGGTAATCCTTGACTACGCTAACGAGAGAGAGGGAGATAATGAGTAATTACAGAACAGTAGGAGAACTGATAGAACACTTGAAGGGAGAAGACTTAGACGCCCCGATTATCTATCAGTATTACTTAGCAGAACACTTTAATATTTCTGAAGAGGTATTTGCTGAGGTTGCTGGAGATTTTGATTCTTTAATTCCTTGCTCAGATTCATACGAGGTTATCTCAAAAGAAATCGAGAGCAAGAATATATGTGATGAGTGTGGAGATATCCACGATGAGCCTGAGAATAAATCAATGACGGAAAGAGAGGGAGCAAATGTCTAGGCCAATAAGTCCTAGCCCATATAAACCTAACCTCGCCTCCTGTGAGGTGTGCTGGGCTGATAGTAGTGAGACAAATGTCTATCACTATAAAGGAACTACCTATTGCGAGCAAGACCTAAAGCGAGCAAAGAGCGAAGGCTGGCACTCGTAATGTCTAAATGGATAGTAATCACAGAGGTGGAGAGCGAGGCTGACCCTGCTATTTTCAAGTATGTAAATGGCACAACGCTTATATCTTCACACCTAAAAGAAGAAGCCCCAAGTTCGCCTATATGTGGCGAATGTATAGCGCCCTTAACAGAGTGTGCGCACAATTATATCTTAAGACAGGAGAAAAAATAATGCGTAAATTAATTTGCCACGCTGACGAGTGCGATAACTCTACAAGTGAAACATTCTTTCATTGTGAGCAACACGGTGGAGAAGATGGAGAGGAAGAATAAATGGAAACGCTTAAAGAAATCTTGACAGGCTTACACTTAGGCGGTATCTTCGCACTATTACAAATGACTCTTTATACTTTAATCTTATTCGCCATAGCGGTGGGGTTCTGGTGGGGTTCAATAGTAATCAACGACCTAATCAAACGACTTAAGACAGGAGCAAGGAAATGAAAGCAAAGCAACTAATCGAGTATATAAATAATCGTTATACATCTGAGCAAGAGGTGATGGGATTCGTTCTCGGTTCAGAATATAAAGAGATGAAGGCCGACCTATGGCGCAAAGCGGTAGAGATATGGGATGAGGAAGACTTACTAGCCCTATTTAAGGACCGCATTCAAGACATACTAATTGACGCAGAGATACAACTATACAAAGAAACAAGGGCAGAAGAAGCAGTTGATTCCTACCTCGCAGACCTAGCAGAGAAGGAACTCGAGAATGAAAACTCATAGAGTCACTTACGAATTAAAGGGAGTTCGCATTATAGATGTGACTACAAAGGGCGAACTTCCTGAGAACTTTAATGTCTTAAGTCTTGAAGAGCAAGACGAGTGGCTCTATGAACATCAAGATTTCTCGGTGCTAGTCAATGAGGATATCGAATATGGCAAAGCCTCATCTATCATAGAACTAAGGCGCGATTTAAGGGTGGTGTCGTAATGCTACAAGGTTCCTATTCAGTTCCCCCGAACTGGCACGAGCAAGCATCTTGCGGTAATCATCCTGACCCCGAACTATGGTGGTATAACTTCTACAAAATAGAAGACCAAAAGAAACTTCAAGTTCTAAGAATGGCTGAGGCTATATCAATTTGTAATCAATGCCCTGTCCGAGAGTTATGTCTTAAGCAAGGACTAGAGGATGAGAACTTACACCTCGGCTCCATATGGGGCGGGCTTACAGCATTTGAGCGTAGGACTATGGCTAAAAAAACTATGAACTTAAAATTAATTCAGAGCGAGAAGCAGATGACCTCGCGTGTTAGGAAGAAAGTTGGTAGAATTGCGTAATGAAAACGAGCCCCCTTGCGGTGAGTGTGGTGGCTGGCGTGATACTCATAGCGAGTGCGCCACCCCTGCTCCAACCCTTAATCAAAAACAGAACGCCGATAATCGAAGGAAGAAATCAGGCAACAATGGAAGAGAAGAGGGCAAATAAAGCCTTAGCAAAACGCTACGCTTGGGTAGGATATGGGTGGCGTAATATGGAATGGAGATGTATTGATTATATCTTTACTAAAGAGGCTCGTTATGACCACCTTGCCAAGAACAAACAAGGTTCATCGGCATTTGGTATTGCTCAAAGGCTTAAGGAAACTAGCAAAGAACCCGCCATACAAATCCTCCACGCATACAAATATATCCAACACAGATACAAAACCCCTTGCGAAGCAATGAAACATCACTTAAGACATAACAATTACTGATGTTAGACTTACAAGGCACACCGACAACAGTATGTATTTGTGGCAGTAAGATGTGGAAGATTACAGTTATGTGGGACAACGAGAGTCGTGAAGTAAGTTGGTATGACTTAAGACAAGAATGTAAAGAGTGCGGAGCGTTAGCCACCGCGCCGACACCAATAGACGAGGAGATGTAATGCCAAGATATGAGTTTAGATGTGAAGAGTGTTTAGCATATCAAGAAACGCAGATTCATTTTGAAGTTGGGCCAGAGTGCCCAGTATGTTATCGAACTATGAAGCGAGTATGGTCTGCCCCTGGTGTTCAATTCAAGGGCAGTGGGTTCTATAAAACAGATAACCAAAACTAATCTTCAGGGGTAGGTTCTACCTCAGATACAACCTCAGGTTCTTCCTCTTCCTTATCTGGCAAGTCATAATCAGGGAAGGGTTTGAAGCCACCAATTTTTCTAATCAACCTATTAACAGCCCGCTTATGCCTCATACGAGCAGCATCTTCAGAGCCAAGGTTAAATAGGTTAGCAATTTCTTTGAAGTCTAAAGACTCAGCGTGACGCATAAATAAAATCTTTCTATCTTCCTTACCTAACTTCCAATAAACATAATCAATTTCTATCATCATCGCTACCAAGTTGCCACCTTCAGCGGGCGCAGTGGGGCGACCAGTTCTACTAAGGTTAAACTTATGGGTTGAATTAAACTCACCTCTTAAGACAGGAGGCATCAACGCCTCGACTACCTCAGGGGCGTAGTAGTAAAGGTCAGAGATGTCATAGCCAACAGACTTAGCCTTCCATCTTTGGCAGTAATCTAAAGCCTGATTCCGTAGGCTACGATAGATTAAATTCTTAGCATCCTTCTCTCCAATTGCTTCCCACTCATCTAACTTATTAGGGTGCTCAGCAAACCATTGATACAGGCTCTGTCTTAAGTCATCAAGTTCTACCATCTCAAACTTGCGAGAGTATTCCAGAGCGACAGCATCTACTACATACTGCCAATGTTGAATGCGTTCCCAGTTCATAGTAATTTAGTTCCCCATTTGATATCTAACATACCGACTTTCTTCATTCGGTTGTTGGTGTTTTGGAATTCGGTTGTGACGGGAAGCCATTTGTCTTGCCACTTCATATCGAATTCATTCTTAAGTATGGAATCAAGGTCAAAAAAATATACCCCTTGCGGGGTGTAATTCACATAGCAAGGTGCGTAAGATAACTTCCCCGCCTCTACGACAAGGAAATCAAACTTATATTTCTCAATAAGCAGTTCATCGTAGTGAGTATTTCGTGACTTAAGTTCTATAAATAATTTCTTCTCATCTGATTTACAGTCGAAGCCATCAAACTCAGACTCGGAACGAGATAGGTCAGGGTATAGATTATCCTTCAGCCACTCGAATAGTTCGGGCTCTCTCATAAGTTCCTAATCTTTTATGTGTTCAATCGGGACACGCCAGCCATTTATATCTGACCTGTAATACATATCATCCATATAATCATCTGCTTTAAACGAACCATAGATTTCTACTTGAGAGTAATACTCTTCATCTAAAACCTTGACACCGACGATAGTTTTACCTACGTCCTTTTGCCAGAAAGGAATTGAATCCTGTGTGCGCACAGTTCTTATCTCAAGATTACCCACATCAGGAATGTCTTTGCGCTGTCCGTGTAGTTCATTCGGATACCAAGGCACAGACCATTGAAGGTTGTATAGCCTAGCCACTGCCCACTCAGCAACATTAGCCCTGATGTTGGCATTAATCTCAGGCTCTAATTTGCCAAGCCTTTTACCTTCGGCGTAGTTAGGTCTGTCCACTGACCCAAACTTAGTAAGCCAACGCTCTACTGCTAATAAAGTGCAGACTCTTACTTCATCTTTACTTAAATTAACTATCACTTCTCACTGTCCCATTGCTGTCTTAAGACTAGAAGACCGATGATGGCATAGTTAGCCAAGTCTTTGAAGGAGTCTTCGAGCGATTCGTATTGTGGATTATAGATTCCTTTATCGACGAGGTTGTTAATGCGGGCAAGTTTGTCCCACATACGAACTCGCAGTCCATTGACAGGTC